GCGGGGTTGTAGGGGGCTTGCCCCCTATGCGGAGAATATCCATACATTAATTCATTCCCTAATATATGGAAAAATATATAATTCATTCCGGCATCATCGCTTTCATCTATTTATTGATGAAATTTGTAGAAATGCGCATAACAAAAAATGAAGCAAAACCCATGAAAGAATTGATTCGTGATACCCTTATTGTTTATTTAAGCGCTATCATTGGGTTATATATTATAGATGAATTTATGCCTGCCAACACCGTGGTTAAAACAATTACCAATGTATTCACCGATGTACCTGGTTTTTAGATAATATATGAAAATTGCAAAAAATTGAATTACTTTTTCATATATTAGAGTATTATAACCCAAGCCGTTTAAAAAGCAACATGTCTTTTCAAGTCAACCAAGCTCTCTCGTTAATGATTCCGCGTGTCTTTCCGAACTGGACAGACGAACAGGTAATTGTGGATATTTTCCATAAGCAACATATTGGCCGTGTATACAAGGTAAGTATTATTCGGATGCCCGACAGCAAGAAACGCAGCTACCCCATCTACCAGGCGTTCGTTTATTTCAGCGCCTGGTATGAGACCGAGATTGCGTACAATTTCCAGCAACGCATTTATGGACCCAGTGCGCAAGCGCGTGTTGTTTATGACGACCCGTGGTACTGGGTTGCGTTTGAAAATACCAAGCGCCGTTTAAGCAACAACGACAAGCGCATTATGCGGCTCGGCTATCAGGCGTATGTACAGGAGAAAGCCAGTTTCGAACAAGAAGAGCGGATTCGGCGATTAGAAGATTTGCTACAAAAATTTCCAGATGTGCCAAAAGCAAGCAGCGAAGCAGACCCAAGCGAAGCAGACCCAAGCGAAGCAGACTCAAGCGAATCAGACGCCATGAGCGAGTCCAGATTGAATTGGTACTTGTCCGAAGATTTTGTGATGAACACGCTCGGCCAAGAGTTGAATTTGACGGAAACCGCCATCAGCGTGGCTGAAGCCGCATTGGAAAACATGGATATCTCAGACAATATCATACAACCTGGCCAAAACTGGTATAGTGCGCCGTGGCTCTCTTATCAGCAAACGCAACTCGAAACCGCCGCCGCAGAAGTTCTCGGCGCAGAACTAGCCTTGACGGAAACCGCCATCAGCGTCGCCGAAGCCGCCCTTTCGCCAATGGACATATCTGACGATGACTACGTATACTCCAGCGACGATTCCTACCACAAAGAGGACTATTATCACGATTAATATATATGAAATAAATTATAAAAAAAGAAAAGAGTTCTTCGGAACTTTTTTATTTTCACATATAGCAGGGTATCGCATCCAAATCCATGACGATTTTTTTCGCGACTTCTTTCTTCGGCACAATAAATTTGTCAAAATAGGGATTACTCAACACTTGCGCCGGTACGTGATTATTTACTGTGCGTGCAATCATTTTGTACAATTTGAAATCGGGATAACGTTCGTCCCCGTTCTTTTTGTACAAGATATTGCGGCCTTTGTCGTCTTTGACCCACTCCAGCATTATTTGTACGATTTTGGATTTCGGTTCATCCAGCAAATAATCATACAAAGCGCAGCCCAGCCGACATAAATCAAAACTGAAATTCGGGTCCAATCGAGGTTTTTTGTCATTAAAATAAGGCTCACAGTTGTATTGGGTCGCCGCATCGCCGGTCGGGTGATAACTGTCGCTGCACAACACTTGGCCCCGGAATTTATAAATTGCGCGTCCATAATCTATAATCTTGAATAATTTGCCGAAAGTGGGCACTCGATAATACACGTGATTTAATTTATAATAAAAGAACTTTTTGGTTGTTTCCATATACATGACATTATTTGTGTGTAAATCATTGTGGGTTAAACCAAACACTTTTTGGAAAGTAATTAAACTAAACAAAATTTGCATGACAATGGAGTCCCACATTTCCGTTGTAATTTTCCCATGTGTTATAAAATCATCTAAGGTGCTCTCGCAATGTTCCAAGGCAATCACTTGTACCGGAAATTTCTTTATTTTGGCTATCAATTCGTCTTCCTCGTCACTTTCTTCATCGCTTTCCCATTGGGGCTCCGCCCCTACAACCCCGTCTTCGTCGTCTGCGTCTTCGTCCTCTGCGTCTTCGTCCTCTGCGTTTTCGTCTTCCTCGTCTCCCGTGTTCTCTCCTTCCGACGTATTCGATGTGCGTGAAGAGCAAGAGCTAGTATGCGATTTGGTCGAGTTTCGTTCTAAATCCGTTATTTCGATGGTCACCAATTCCGGTTCACCCGTACAATTCTCATTCACAAACGCGTCCAATTCTTTCAAATCCGTTATGTCCTCCAATTGTATGATTTTATCCGAAAAGTTCAACTTTTTCTTATAATTGCGCGTATCGCTCAGTTCCGCGTTGCCCCCTTCTTCCAATTCATATAAAATTTTATCATTCTTCTTGAAAAAACTCGAATCACTCAAATATTCAATGTCATCTACGATATTAATACGAAAATCCGTTTTCAACGCCAAGAAAGACCCGTAAAAATCCATTCCATGAATAAAGCCATGTGTGTGTAATAATTTACTCGATAAATAAGTAAAAAAACTGTCGACATAAGCCGAATTATTGTAATCTCTCGTTTTCGGATTACACGCACTTGAATCAAACGCGGGCAAGTTTAGCAATGTTGTATCGGTTATGTCATATTTCCCGAGTAAATATTTAATGGGGTCCAGCAACGGACTAAATTTCAAAAATACTTTTCGGGTTTCCTTTGTTTTCTCATTTTTAACGTGGCAGGTAAATATATTATCCGTTTCTTCTGTTAAAATTTCTTGTAGCTTCCAATGCTGATTCAACATAATGGCGTTCGAATTTGTTTTGGTCAATGCGAAATAAGTGTTGTACAGTGGTATATAGTTTTGTGCGGCCACTATACCAAATGCTGGATTTTCTTCTAAACTCTTGAAAAGTTTTTGATTATCCTCTTTTTTATAAGTAAATTCTATTTTCGCACCTAATTCTATTTTCGTACCCGTGTCCATTATTACTTGTATTATATATAAAATATTAGTTTTTTTAACTCATTCGTTTTTCGTATGCGGTTATTCATATTGTTTATTATATAATACAGATTAATGACGTTGGAATTGAAAAAATTCGATATGCGCCACATCAGTTTTAAGCCCGATGAAAATAAAGGTCCTGTCGTTGTCTTAATCGGTCGGCGTGATACGGGTAAGAGTTATTTAGTGAGAGATTTATTGTTTTATCACCAGGATATCCCCATCGGCACCGTTATTTCTGGCACAGAAGCCGGCAATGGGTTTTACAGCGCACACGTACCCAAGCTTTTCATTCACGAAGAATACAATACATCGATTATTGAAAATATCCTGAAGCGGCAAAAGACGGTTTTAAAGCAAGTCAAAAAAGAATTGGAGCAATTTAAGCGCTGTAATATTGACCCACGCGCTTTCGTTATTTTAGATGATTGTCTCTACGATGCGACTTGGACACGCGACAAAATGATGCGTTTGCTTTTCATGAACGGGCGGCACTGGAAAATTATGCTGATTATCACGATGCAGTATCCACTGGGTATTCCCCCCAATTTGCGGACGAACATTGATTATGTGTTTATTTTGCGGGAGCCGTATATTGCGAATAGGAAGCGCATTTGGGAGAATTACGCCGGTATGTTTCCGACTTTTGAATCTTTTTGTCAAGTCATGGACCAGTGTACGGAAAATTTTGAATGTCTGGTCATTAACAACAATTCCAAATCCAATAAACTCCACGACCAAATTTTTTGGTATAAAGCGGAACACCATGCGGATTTTAAACTCGGGTCCAAGGAATTCTGGGAATTGTCCAAAGATTTACAATCCGACGACGAAGATGCGGCCTATGACCCTGGCAGTGTGAAAAAACGTGGTCAAGGGCCGAAGATTAGCGTGAAGAAGACGACGAAGTGGTAGGGGTTGGGGGGACACCCCCCACGGCCCCCCGTTGCTAGGGCGGAGCTAGGGTGAGCGGCTTGGGTCAGATGTAATTTGTATTTGTCACTCTCCCAAGCATACACCGCAACCGCCGAGCGGGGGTCAGGGGGCAGAGCCCCCTATTTATACACACATATATATATATATGTCGGCAGCGCGTTCTTCATTAAATAAAAAAAAATGTAATTGCGGCGCAACTGGCTGTGTTATTTTTCCGGGCGAGGATTGCGGCGATTCACCTTGCGTTGGTGATAAGTGTAAAAAAAAGGTAACAAAAATATTTTTTGGTGATAAAAATCTTAAAGCCGAAATAGCCATATTTGATATTAACGAACATTTATTACATCAACTAGACCCC